CGGCTCCCGTGAACGTGCTGGAAGTTAAGCGCCGTCGTAAAGTGATTACCCAAGAGGTCTAAACATGGCTACGTACACCGCTGGCGATCAGATCAATCGAGCGCTTCGTTTGCTCGGCGTGTTAGCGGAAGGTGAAACCCCATCTGCTTCGGTTTCCCAAGACTCTTTGATGGCGTTGAACCAGATGATCGACTCGTGGAATACCGAGCGTTTGTCGGTATTTTCTACGCAAGATCAAATCTTCACTTGGCCTGCCGGTCTGATTAGCCGCACCCTTGGCCCAACTGGTGATTTTGTGGGCCTGCGCCCCATTTTGCTTGATGACGCCACGTATTTTAAAGCCAACAACGGCGTGTCATACGGCATTAAGATGATCAACCAACAGCAGTACAACGGTATTGCTGTTAAGACTGTAACGTCTACGTACCCACAAGTTATGTGGGTCAACATGACGTTCCCTGACATTGAGATATATCTTTACCCACGCCCTACTCAGGACTTGGAGTTCCATTTTGTATCGGTGCAAGAACTCAACAAGCCAGCAAATTTGTCAACCGACTTGTACTACCCGCCAGGCTACTTGCGCGCGTTCACGTACAATTTGGCTATGGAAATCGCCCCCGAGTTTGGCGTTGAACCCAGCCCCCAAGTGCAGCGCATTGCCATGACCAGCAAGCGCGATTTGAAGCGCATCAATAACCCTGACGATGTGATGGCCCTGCCATACGCATTGGTAGCAAACCGTCAACGCTTTAACATTTACGCAGGAAACTACTAACATGGCCACCATTGCAATCTCCGCGCTTCCCGCAGCTACGGCTGCGGCTACAACTGATGTTTTGCCAATTGTTCAAAGTGGCACAACAAAAAAAGTCACCAACGCGCTTTTGTTTACCAATTCAACATTGGTAGCGCCTGCTCTTGGAACGCCTGCCAGTGGCACTTTGACCAACTGCACAGGCTTGCCTGTATCAACTGGTATTAGCGGACTTGGGGCTGGCGTGGCCACCTTTTTGGCTACCCCAACCAGCGCCAATTTGGACGCGGCGGTTACCGACGATACCGGCGCTGGCGTATTGGTTTTTTCTAATTCCCCAACTTTGGTAACCCCCGTGCTTGGCGCGGCTACAGGCACCAGTCTTGTATTGAGCAGTTTTAATGCGGTAAGCGCTGCTGCGCCGACTATTGCCAGCGCAACAACTATCGCTCCAACTACGCCGATTGCTTTTGTTTCGGGCACGACGGCAATTGTGACCATTACAGCACCAAGCCCAATTTCCGCTGGCGGCGGTGCGGTTGCATTGATCCCAACTGACGCGTTTACTTGGACAACAGCAGGGAACATTGCTGTGGCGGGGACTGCGGTTGTTAATAGAACATTAACAATGACTTACGACGCTACGACAACTAAGTGGTATCCGAGTTACGTCTAATATGAAAACGCCAATTTTAGGCTCTTCATATGTGGCACGCAGCGTTAACGCTGCGGACGCCAGAATGGTCAATCTCTTTCCCGAGATCGTGCCCGAGGCGGGAAAAGAACCTGCGTTCTTAAACCGCGCGCCCGGTCTTAATTTTCTTCAGACTGTAGGCACTGGCCCAATCCGTGGGTTGTGGGCGTTCTCGCCTAGCGACAGCACAGCTTTTGTGGTGTCAGGCGCCCAGCTTTACAAAATCAATACTTCGTATGCGGCTACGTTAATTGGCAACGTCAGCGGCACCGGCCCTGTCAGCATGGCCGATAACGGCACTCAGTTGTTTATCGCTTGCAATGGCCCTAGCTTCATCTACAACAACACTACCAACGCCTTTGGCCAGATTACTGATCCTGATTTCCCAGGCGCTGTGACTGTGACTTACCTAGACGGCTACTTTGTGTTCAATGAACCAAACAGCCAAAAGATGTGGGTAACGGCCATTTTGGACGGCACATCAATTGACCCGCTGGAATTTGTCAGCACCGAAGGTTCTCCTGACGGGCTGGTAGCCGTGGTTTCTAACTTTCGTGAAGTGTGGGCTTTTGGCACTAACTCAATTGAAGTTTGGAACGACACCGGCGCAACAGATTTTCCGCTTGAGCGTATTCCCGGCGCGTTTAACGAACTCGGGTGCGCCGCGCCTTATTCAATTGCCAAAGTTGACAACAGCTTGTTTTGGCTTGGGCGTGACCGCCGGGGGCAAGGCATAATTTACAGGGCTAATGGCTATCTAGGCCAGCGCATTTCAACGCACGCTGTGGAATGGCAAATCCAACAATACAGCCATTTGTCAGACGCCATAGCCTACACTTACCAGCAAGACGGCCACAGTTTCTATGTGCTGATTTTTCCCACAGCCAACACTACATGGGTGTATGACGTAGCAACGCAAGCATGGCACGAACGCGCTGGGTTTGTAAACGGCGAGTTTACCCGTCACCGCAGCAATTGCCAAATGGCGTTTAACAACAAAGTTGTTGTAGGCGATTTTGAAAACGGCAACATTTACTCGTTTGATTTGGACGACTTTTCAGACAACGGCGAAATTCAAAAATGGTTGCGCTCTTGGCGCGCGCTGCCTACAGGTGAAAACAATCTCAAACGCACCGCACAGCACAGCCTTCAGTTGGATATTGAATCGGGCGTAGGTTTAAATTTATCGCCGGGATATGAAAGCGAAAATATTGACACTGAATCGGGGCTAGACCTTGTTGCTGAATATGTCCAAACGTATTTAGCCACGCAATCAGGCGATACATTGACGACTGAAGCTGGCGATGGTTTCGAACCGCTTGGGCAATACGAACTATCAGACACTGACATTAACGGTTACGAGTTGGTCACCACAAGCTATCTTGCGGCCCCAGGCTATAACCCCGAAGTTATGCTGCGCTGGTCGGATGACGGTGGCCACACTTGGTCTAATGAACATTGGGCTTCAATCGGCAAGATTGGCGAATATTACAAGCGAGTGTTCTGGCGTCGGCTGGGCATGACGCTGAAGCTGCGCGACCGGGTATATGAGCTGTCCGGCACCGATCCGGTAAAGATCACTATCATGGGCGCGGAACTTATTTTAAGTCCGACAAATGCTTAACACATCTATCACGCCCCCACGGGTGCCGTTAATTGACCCCCGCACGGGGTTGATTGACCGGGCATGGTATTTGTTTTTCTTGTCACTTAACAACGTAGCAAATTCAGTTATTGACGACCCGGCCATTGGCTCTAGTTCTGAGTCGCTAATTGCGTCCTATGATGCAGCTCTCCAAGCGCTGGCGCAAGATGTAGGCACTTTACCAGTACAGGTAGAATCAAGCGCTGAGTTGGCCAAACAGATTGAAGCGGCGGGTTTGGTTGACCAATCGTCTGCATTGCTGTCGCAAGTGGCTGAATTGCAAAAGCAGTTAGAGGCGCTGGCATCGCAGATTGTGTGCCCTTGCACTGAACTGACGGCCGAGTTGCAAAAGCAATTAGAGGCGTTGCAATTGCAGCCAGCAGATACTTTTGGCACAATGGCTTCTCAGAACATTGGTATTTCTGGAACAGCAACATTGGCAAAAATCACAGCTTTAGGCACAGACGGGTCTTTAACTTTCACCAATGGCATCATTACCGCATACGTAGCACCGACATAAGGAAAAATCATGGCAGTCACAGTAAAAGTTCTTGTCCCGGCAAAATTTGCCGAGAACACCCAAACAACTCAGTACACCGCCAACGGCGTGACCGCACTTATTGATAAGTTTACGGCCACTAACATTAGCGCTTCTGCGGCTACAATTTCCGTCAACTTGGTGACAAACGCAGGTACTGCCGGAAACACCAACTTGATCACCAAGACCAAGACGCTCCAGGCGTCTGAGGTCTACACGTTTCCGGAATTGGTTGGCCAAGTGTTGGGCCTCGGCGACTTTATCAGTACAATTGCTGGAACCGCCAGCGCAATCAACATCCGCGTTTCTGGCCGCGAGGTGACCTAATGCAACTAGCAACGCAATGCAATTTTGAAATTATCGGTCAAGTTACCGATAAAAACAAAATTCGTGCGCTTGAGTTAAAGTTGTTTGGGATGCCGCAAGCGGATATTGTGACAACGCACACGTTTTTACCCGGCGTGTACGAACGAAAAATTGTAGCGCCGCCTTGGACAGTGTTGACAGGTGCAGAACACAAAGTTCCGTACACAGTTCGATTGGAGTCGGGAACGATTGCAGTGACCACTGATGACGGCGTTAAAGTGCTAACTGGTCCTTGTGAGTTCAAAGCGCCTGCCGGAACACAACGCGCCGGTCGAGTGTTTGAGGATGAGGTAGTTTGGGTGGACGTGTACGACAACCCAGATGACTGTCAAAATATTAAAGAACTTGAAGACAGGCTGTATGTTGTCCCAGAGTACGGATTGGCCGATAATAGGACAGATGAACAAAGAGTAATCATTGAAGCAATGGTTTACTTGGATAGATTGAAAACAAACCAAACGCAAATGACGTACCAATACGCTCCCGTAACGGTTCGGTATTTGACTGCGATTTAAGGGGAATATTATGGCTGGATGGATAGCTGGCGCAACCATAGGAAGTGCTTTACTTGGCTCATACGCGTCAAGCAAATCAGCAAAGACGCAAGCGCAGGCTGCCGACAGAGCAGCGGACCTTCAAAGTGATGTCGCTGACAAATCGCTTGCGCTTCAAGAGCGCATGTACGAAGAGAGCATCGCCCGTCAACAGCCTTTTTTGCAAGCAGGTGTCAATGCTTTGGGCCGGATGCAGCGCAATGAGTTTGCTTTGCCAGCCGCGTTTACATTTACAAGTAAAGATTTTCGAGCTGACCCAGGCTATGCGTTTCGGTTGGCTGAAGGTCAAAAAGCGTTGGATCGCCAAGCTGCTGCCCGTGGTGGCTTAATCTCAGGCGGCGCACTTAAAGCGGCGGCACGATACGGTCAGGACATGGGGTCGCAAGAATTTCAGAACGCTTACAACCGTGGATTGATAGGCTACAACGCCAACGTGGCGCGTGCTGACACTGGTTATAACCGGCTGGCTGCTTTGGCTGGGATAGGTCAAACGACAACCGACAAGATCAATGCAGCGGGTCAGAACTACGCAAGCAGCGCGGGCAACATCATGGGCAACATGGCCACAAATGTGGGCAACGCATATGGCGCTGCTGGTCAAGCCCGTGCATCTGGTTACATGGGCGTGGCTAACGCAATTGGCGGCGGCGTAGGTCAATATTTGGGCTACCAGCAGAACAACAACTTGATCAATGCTTTGCAAAGATCGCGGTCAAACCCAGTTTACGACTACTAAGGAATAAACATGGCACTCGTAAACCCTAATATTGCTATGGGCTACCAAGGCATTCAGTTGCCTAACCAGTTGGCGCAGTATAGCCAAATTGAGCAAATTAAAAACGCACAACAAGCCAACCAACTTAACCAGTTGAGAATGGAAGAGTACCAGCTTGAAAAGCAAAATAAGAACGCCTTGTCTCAAGCATATGCTCAATCTTTTGACCCTACATCTGGCAAACTTGATTACAACAAACTGACAGGCTTGTTGGCGCAAGGGGGTCAAGCAGCTCAAATTCCTGGACTCTTAAAGCAGAGGACCGAAGAAGAAAGAGCTGCAACCGAAGAGGCTGCTCGTCGTGCCAAACTGATGCAAGACACACAAGCGATGTACCGCGATTTGTCTAGTCAAATTGGTAGCAAACAAGACGCTGTTGCATTTTTAAAAACCGTAGTTAATGATCCAGCAATGAAGGATTCGCCATTAGCGCGCATTCCTTTGATGCAACAAATTCAACGAATCCCAGATGATCCTCAAGGTTTGGACAATTGGATTAAACAGTTTTCGCTGGGCGCAACCAAGTACTTTACCGAAAACAAGCCTGTTACTTTTGCACAAGACACTGGCGCTGGTGGACGATTGATGTCCCGTCCCGGTTTGGGCGGCGCAGCAACTGTGGTGCCTGGCAGCGAATTTACCAAAACAGCCACTATCGGCGAACGCACCGCGCAAGCAAACTTAAACTTGGCCCGAGAAAAGTTTGCGTTTGAGCAAGCCAATCCCGGTTTTGAACTTAAAGAAGGCGAAGACGGCACGTTCTACGGAGTTAATAAGCGCACTTTGCAAGCTGTGCCGGTTACTATTGGTGCAGCCGCAACGGCCCCTGTTGCCCCAACACCATCACGACCAAACGCGCTTGGCCCACGGGTTCCTATGCCTACATCTCAAGCTATTCCCGGTATGACTAGTGTGCTTGACCAGCAAGCCACTCCAGCCATGCCTGTGGCAGCTCCTGTATCAACCATGCCTGTTGCTGGCGCGCCTTTGCGGGGCAAGGGCAATGAAAAACCATTGACTGAAACGCAAAGTAATGCAACGGCTTACGGCATGAGGATGAAAGAGGCTAATAGCATCTTAGAAGACTTGGCCAAACAAGGCGTTCTTAAAGGTGCAATTGTTGAAAGAACCCCTCTTGTTGGCGGTGTTCTTGGTAAGGTATTGCCCAGCTTTATGGGCGGTACAAGCGAACAGCAACAACAGGTCAATCAAGCCAAGTCAAACTTTATTACGGCTGTTTTGCGTAAAGAATCTGGTGCTGTTATTTCAGATTCAGAATTTGAACGCGAAGACCAAAAGTATTTTCCACAAATTAATGATAGCGAAGCAGTTATCAAGCAAAAAGCAAATGCCAGAAAACTGGCAATTAAAGCAATTGAAGTACAGGCAGGGCCAGGCGCAAAAATTATTCAACAGCTACAGCCTAGTGGCGGCGTGCCCAACTCAAGCGCAAACAATCCTTTGGGCTTACCAGGACTTTAATCATGGCAACACTTGCAGAGTTTCGCGCACAGTATCCGCAGTACGATGCCGTGCCAGATGTAAAGCTGGCCGACTCTCTGCACCAAAAGTTTTACAGCCAGATCCCCAAGATGGATTTTTACAAGACCATCGGGCTTGATGCGTCTGCAATGATTCCAGGCAACGAAAAAACAATTACATTGCCACAGCAGCCTAAAGAAGTCTCTACGCGTGACCGTCTTATGGGCATAATTGAAACGCCTTTGGCGCTTGGCGCAACTTTGGGTGGCTCTGTTATTGCCCCAATTGTCGGTGTTGTTGGATCATTGACTAGTGGGAAATATGGCACTCAAGAGGGCGTTCGTGCCGGTCAAGAAGCCATGAAAGCTGTTCAGTACCAGCCGCGCACGCAAACTGCACAGCAGGCTTTGGGGGCTGTTAGTGAGTTTTTGCAACCAGTTACCGCGGCACTGCCTCCAACACTTGGCTCTGCTGGGACAACCCTTAACGCATTAGCTGGTCCAACCATGCAGCAAGTTGGTGCGGCGACTCGTCAAGCCACTGCCCCCGTGCAAAACGTGTTGGCAAAAGCCATGACCCGTGAGCAGCCACAGATGCAAGGCATGGGCGCTGCGACCACGGCAGATCAGCTTATGCGTGAGGAGCGTTTCCAGCGCCAAGGCATTCGTACCACTGCCGGCCAACGTGAACAGAACTTGCAGAAGCAACAGTTTGAGTCAGAAGTTGAGCGCGGCTCTTTGCCTGGTATTTCGCCAGAAGCCCGAGAAAAACTTTCTAGACAATACGGCACATTTGCAGAAGGTCAAAAACAAGACATTTTGAACAAATTTAAATTGATGACTGAGCAAGCCGGCGGCACGATTGATCGCAGTTCCCCTCGTACAGTTGGCACTGTTATTGATAAAGCATTGGTCAAACAATATGAAACAAAGCTGAAAAAAGTTGATGATGCGTATGACGCAGCAAGAGCATCTGGCGAAACAAAACAAATTGTTGACACAAGCAAATTAGATCAATGGCTAACCGATAACGCCCCAGAAGCTATTTCTGTGCCTCAAATCCAAACCATTGGCGCAAAGCTCAAGCAATTAAAAGAGGCAACAGGTAACCAGGTATCAATTGATGACCTTGAAAACCTATACAAAGTTGCTGGCAACTTGGCTGAAGGCAACCCATCGGCTGCTGGGTTTATGGGCAAAGTCAAGGGTGTCATCAACGAAATGACCGAGGGCACAGGCGGCGATCTGTATCGTGCGGCCAGAATGGAACGAAAGCAATTAGCCAAAGATTTTGAAAACGTCAAGCGAGTTGATGATTTGTTAAGCACCAAAGCTGGAAAAACAGATCGCAAAGTGGCCTTGGATGATGTGTACAACCACATTGTGGTTGATGGCTCTTTAGAAGAAATGAGAACCGTCACTCAATTGCTTAAAAAGGGTGGTGCAGAAGGTCAGCAAGCCTACAAGGAATTGCAAAGCTATACCTTGCAGCGCATGAAAGACTTGCTGTTGAAAAAAGGCGATGAAACCGACAAAATGGTTTTTAACAATTTCAACAACTTTGTTACCCAACTGGACAGAGAAGAAAAACTGGCTTACATGTTTGGCAAAAAAGGGGCAGAAGAAATCCGCGATTTGCGTAAGTCCATTCAAGACGTAATGGTCAAACAACCTGGCGCAGTTAATTACTCAAATACTGGCGGCGTTGTTTTGCGTGGCCTTGAAGCCTTGCAAAAATTGCCTGTAAAAATTCCCGGCACGCAAACCGCAGCAGAATTTGCGCGTGAACGTCAGTACAAAAAGCAGCTTGAGCAAGCACTGAAACAACCCAACCAGTTGGCCCCTGCAACTAAAAACCGTAACGCACTGAGGCCATGATGGAAAACCAACAACTGTTTAATCTGGTCGTGTGCATTGCTGGTTTTCTAGCCGCCTACGTCATCAACAACCTGACCCGCACAATCCAAAAGCTGGAGGATAAGGTCAGCGAGCTACCCCACAACTACGTGGCCAAGGATGACTATCGCGCAGACATCTCTGAGATCAAACTGATCCTTAAACAGATTTTTGACAAACTGGACGGCAAAGCCGATAAATAATGTTTGGACTTGACGCACTCTTAAACGTGGGCGGCAAGCTCATCGACA